CAAAGAAGCGGATGGTGGCATTATTCCCCGTCTCGATGTCGTAATCTATCCGCGCACCCTCTGCACCTGTTGATACAACGCTGGTGTAATCGGCTGGCACGACAAACACATGACAGGTGAACCAATTCGACACACCGTTGCTGTCTGTCACCGTCACGCGGGGCATATAATGACCTGCACTTGAATAGCGCAAGGTGACGGTTTGGCTGGTAGATGTGCCAGATTGAAACACCCCACCATCGGCATCCCAAACCCATGTGAAGGTGCTGGTGGCATCGGCATCGAGGGCGCTGGCTTGTGGGCTAAAGGCAAAATCGGCAACCCCACCCGCTAATACCGCCACATACGCGGTTTGCATCCCCGTGATTAACGGGCGCAGGCGGCGAAACGGGATAGACCAATCCTTATAGTAGGTGTTGTTATCTATCCAGCGTGGCAATTTATACCACAGGCGCACATCTTTTGTGACGGTGATGAACCAATCATCCCCGATTTCCGCGCTGGTTTGGTTGATGTTGATGCTGGTGGCACTGGCAACCGTCCCCGCGCTATCACGGCGTATATACCCCACAAATGAGGCTTGGCGGATGTCTGAGGTCGCGCCAATATACACCGTGAAGCCTTCACGGATGGCGGTATGCGTGCCAATCGTCACCGTGTCATAATTCACATGCACAAATGAATCAGTGAAACTGGCTTGATTCACCCGTGCCTGAAAAATGACTGTATTCGGGGCAAATAAAATATATTGACGGGCAACATACCCATTTTGACGGATAGCATTCAGTTGTGTGGGTGAGAGTGCGCTAGTCAGGAAGGGCATATCGTTATTTCTGCCTACGGCGGAATTATGGGATGAGGGTTAAGCCTGTGAATGACCACACAAAATCGGTAAAAACACCATTGCGCTTGTTTAACTTATTGGGCGATGCGATGGTGAGGACGGCGTTATAATTGGCGTAGGTGTTGGCTTTATGACGACAAGTGCGAATCGTCACCCGTCCAGAGATTGACCCACCGAGTAAAGTGGTATAGATATAATCGTATTGGGCGAGGGTGATATGCCCACAGACCCATGTTGTGGATGCAATGCCTTGTGTCCCCGCCAGACCGTCTCCATATAGCACATCCACCCCATGATTCCATTTGCCCACATCATCCACCACCGTGAAATAACGTCCTTCCACCGCGATGGATTCGATATTCACCAACCCCGCCACATTGTTATGACCCACCGCAATGCGGTTATCCTGAAATGTTTCTGGCATGGATTATCCCCCCAACACTTTGCGGATTTCGCTACGGACTTGTGCGCCAATCGCTTGTGGATTTTGCGCCCCGTTGATATGGATGGATACGGTATTGTTGGCGGTGTTGTTGGTGGAACTGAATATCCGCCCGCCTATGGTGGTATTGGGTGAATTGCCAATGGTGGGGTTTGGGGCGCTGATATTGCCCATTTTGGATGACCCAACACCCGCGCCTTTATTCGCACCATTCACCGCCTGCTGATAAGCACCTGTCTCGCGTCCTAATTTTTCTTCGAGCAGTGCCAGTTGCCGTTCATATTGGCGTTTCGCCGCCTCTATTTCGCGGTCATAGGCGATTTGGCGGTCACGCTTGGCGCGTTCTGTTTGCAGGCGAATATCGGTGAGTTGTTCGGCATAGGCTTTTTGACGTTCCCGCCGTTCTTGCCCCGCTTGTGTTTTTAGGTCGCCGAGTTGTTTTTCATAGGCGAGTTGCCGTTCTTGACGCTCTGCATCATATTCTTCTTGTGCATCGCTGAGTTGCTGATTCACCATGTTTTCGAGGTCGAATAACCCCGCAAAATCCAGATTCCGCGCCAAGTCTTCGCGTTGACGGTCGGCATCTTTCAGGATTTTTTGCATGTTGCGGGCATGGTCACGCGCATTTTTCGCTTCATCGGCTTGGGTATCGGTGATGAATTTTTGGCGGTCTTGGCGTGCTTTTTCATCCAAGCCTTGCAGGTCAGCATTGAGTTTGCGCCGTGCGTCACTGAGAGAATCATTCAGTTGACGGCTGGCATCTTCCTCTTTATCGGCATTGGCGAGGGCGATGTCCACAAGGCGGTTATTATAATTTTCCAGCGCCTGCGCTTGTTGCTTGAGTGCCTCTTGTTGTTGGCGCACACCGTCTTCGATGGCGCGGGTGCGTTCTTCTGCCAATTTTTTCTCGCTATCGGCTTGTTCCTTGTTGGCATTCTGGACATCTTTTGCCGTTTGTTGGGTATAGCGCGAGGTAATCTCTGCTTCTTGCCCCAACGCCTTGAGTTGGGCTTCTAATTCGGCTATCTTGGCGGATGTTTCGGCACTTTGGGTCTCTGCCTCTTCTAAGACGGCTAATTGTGCCTCTGTCGCTTGAATTTGCACCTCAATTTGGCGCAGGCGTTCCCGATTTTGTTCGGCAGTGCGTTCATTGGCTTCAAATTCGGTGAGGACAGCTTGCTTAACCAATTCCGACTGTTGCAAAATGGCTTGTGCATAATCATTGGCGGCGACTTCGGCAGTTTCCATTGAGGCGGTCAATGCGCGGATGCTTTCATCGTATTGATAGATTTTATCCGAGCCTTCATTGATGGTGTTGGCGAGGGTTTCTTCTGCTTGGTCGAATACCTTCAGAAATGTCCCTGTGATGGGGTCTTGGTTTTCGTATTGCTCATAAGCCCGTTTGTTTTGGTCGAGCAATTTTTGGTCAGCATCGCGCCGACGTTCTAAGGCGCGGATTTGTTCTTGAATTTCTGCTGTTGTGCCACCTGCGGCGACAATATCAGAGGCGCGTTGATTGGCATCTAAACGGGCTTGCAATTTTTCGGCATTTTCGGCGGTGGATGCAGACAGGAGCGCCAGCCCAATGCCAATACCCGCCAAACCAGCCGTCAATGGATTCACCAGCGATAAAATATTCGAGAAGGCGGACGGGATAGTTTTAAGCCCTTCGTTCAGGTCTAAGATACCATCCGCCAACCCGATGATATTGCCAACATCAATATCCCCCGACATGATAGACAGCGCGTTAATGCCCGTCTCTAGCTTATCCAACCCCACACCTGCACCATCCCACGCATTCGCCCCGCGTTTGGGTGCATCATAACTTTGCTTGCGGACATTATTTTCAAACGCGATGGCATCGGCTTGTTCTTGATTCAGTTGGCGCTGTTTGCGGGCAGATTCTTCTTGTAATGCGATAAAATCGTCGAGGTCATCCCCCAACGACTGATAGGCTTTTTTGGCTTTATTGAGTGAGGCGGTATCGGTCTCAAAGACCAGCTTGGATGTGATTTGATTATCTGGCATTATCCACCCCGTGCTTTCAGGCGTTCTTCATGGCGGACGTAGCGCACAATTTCGCCATAATGCAAAATTTCATCATAGGCATCGAGGTCAACATCGGCGAATTCATCGGGATGTTTGGGGAAGCCCTGAAAATCGCGGGTTGCCCAATCTCGATACGACAGGTCTATGAGGATGGGGTGATATTGTATTTTGTCTTTGGGCAAGGTCAATTGTGCGCTGTCCTGTGCATATTCGCTTCTGACGATGGCTCTGGCGCGGTCTAATAGTTCTAAGCTGTAGGCTCGCCACCAGAGCGAATGACGTTTGGGTCGGTTGGCTCACCTGCTTGCAAAATATCGGGTGCAGGTGTGGCGGGTTTACGCCGTGTGGCTTGATACGCTTGCCACCACGCCGTATCCGCTTCGGTTGAGATGGAGTTGAGGTAACATGCCCATTTGGTCGCGGTGGGCGCATGTTTGACATGTTCCCAATATTCCGCCACCGCCAAGGCTTCGATGTGGGTCTCATCGGCACAACGCACATCCACTGTCGCGCCCACCATCAGGCAAAAGGCGTGTTGGTCAATCGTCCAGCCATCGCCCACAGGCTTGCCGAGTATGGTCTCCATATCCGACACGATGATGTTGGTCTGTACGGTGCGGAAGGGTCGCATGGTGAAGATGAGCGCCCCACCCAACGCGATAAAGTCTTGTGTGGTCTTAGACGGGTTCATCTTCATCTCCAAAATCATCATCTTCTGGTGCGAGCATGGCGCGTAATTCGGCGATGACGGCTTCTGTATCTCCAGCAGGGTGCATATCCATCACCGCGTAATGCGTTTCATCTAAACGGATGGTGATGGGGTAGGGCTTATCGGGGAGCAGATGCCCTGTGAGTGTGCGTTGGGGCGGGTTGCCCCCGATGATGCCAATGCGTTCATCCATATATCACCTCCTACTAAGCAGGGACGAATCCCGTCTGATACAACCCGACATGAAAATCACCATCTGCGCCTGCGGGGAAGGTCAACACACCTGTGGTGGTATTCAGGGCGGTGGCGGCGAAGGTCGTCCCATTTTTGGTGAAGCTGTTATTGGTCGCGCCCGATGCCGTGTCGTATATCGGGCGATACCCTAGCGCATAACTGGTATTGGCGGCGCTGGCTTTGTGGCTGGTGAATGCCAACGGACGGCGTGAACGGATGGTGACGCGCATATCGGAGGCGGATTTGACATACAACCCACTGGATTCGCTGAAATTGCGCCCGTCAATATGTTTGGTGGAGAGGCTTGGGCTGAGGGTGAATGCCAACGGATTGGGATTCACGCCTGTGTCTTGGCTGATGCTTCTGCCTGACGGTTGATAAATTTGGGCGTTGCCATACACATCGGTGAGCCAATAATCCATGCCATCCCGACTATCTGTGAAGCGTGTGCCGAACATCACAAAAAAGCGCGGAAATTCGTCCTGATTGGCATTGCTGGCAGTTTGTGCCAAGCCATCAATCGTGGTCACATCCACAGCCACCTGTTTGATGAGCGCCAAGAAGGTCTCATCATATTCAGATAGGGTGAAGGTGGCATCGCCAATATCATCTGTGCCGACCAATGTTTTCGAGATGACCCGTTGCCCGCCTTTGTTGGATACAACACCGATGGCGCGGTCTTCTGGGGTGAAATTGACCAATGAACGGATGAGATACGGTTGCATGGTCGTCCCGTTGGGGATGGTTTCGGGGTCTGTGACCAACCCGACAGGATACCCATTGCTATCCCGTTTGGCAATCAGCATATAATATGCCCCGACAGGAATCCCTCTGGAGGGTGTGAGTGACATTCATGAAGCCTTTCTGCTGGTGCGCGTTACCACCTTTCGGCTGGTGAATTCGCGCAAGGTCTTATCATAACGGGTGTTAAATTCGTCTTGTGCCACCCCAAACCAATAATCCACCGTGTTCTGGACGGGTTGCCAGCCTGTATTGCGGTGAAAACGTTGCATCGGCTCGATGGCTTGACGTGCGGAACGAAAATTGATTGACCCCACCACATACGGCAGGTATGAGACGGGATTATTGATGACCAGTTGATACCGCCCGTTCACCGATTTGCCGATAATCCGCCAGCCGTTTTGTAATTTGCCTGTGCGTTTGGTGGGGATACCGCGACCAAAGCCATTGGTGGCGAAAAATGCCCGCCGTTGGCGTTCACTCGTCCACTCAATCGGGTATTTGACGGCTGGCGGGGTGTAACGGAGTTCATCTATCGCGTGAGGCGCAACGATAGCCGTCACTTCACCGCCGATTTCTGCCACGATTTGGTTATAATCGCGCAAAAATACCTGAATGTGTTCAATCGGTTGGGTGGAGATGGTCAATTTGGCGGTTATCATACGTCTGGGACGGTTTTTATGAGCCTGTGGTCAAATTCGAGTGTGTACAGTGACCCCACCACCGATGTTTCGCCTTGCACCCCACCATCAAAGCGTTCAATGCGCGTGATGCGGGCGCTATTGGGGACGAAAAACGGCTGAATATCGGGATAAGTCTCGCTGGTGAGGTCACGATGACGCTCAAAATAACTGGCAACTGCCATCATATCGGCTAAAATTTCGGCTTCCCGTTGCCCATCATACCCACTCATCGCCCCACCACGAATGAGGAGCATGTCGAGGATGAAGGTGCATCGGCTTTCATGTGCGTGGATGCGTGAGAGGGTGATGCTACGGGCTAAGGTGAGCCAGTATGGGTAATTATTCGCGCCTGCACGCGGACTATACACGCTGGCAGAGGTTGGGATGATGACCGCCTGTATGCTGTGTAGACGCTTGATATACCCGTCTAAATCGGCTGTGCTGATGTTAAACGCCATAACTCTCCCGAATGGTGAAATGTGCTAATAAATCGTCAATTTCTTGGGGTAATTCCATTGTTTCGGTGGCATTGATGCCATCAAAGCGCACCCGTTCATACCTGCCCCGATTGGCATAATTGAAGGCGGTGATGAGCGCACATGCCCGCACAATTTCTTCTTGTGGATTGAAGGTGAAAATGGGTGTGTTGGCGGTGTGTGCGGTAGCGGTCGTGCCGTTATATCCGCGTATCACCCGTAAATTATTCCCATCTATGCTGATAATGGTCATATATTCAGTCGCTATGCGGATGAGTTGACCCACATCAAAACGCGGGGCAATTCCCCACCCGTTGACCTCATCGGCATCGGTCACGGGGATGGTCGTCATATCTGCCGATACATCCGCTTGAACGGTATCGCCAGAGGGTATCCAGCCGATATGGTCGTATCGCGCCCGATGACACCACACCCCGTCTATAACAATCGCATTCATCCAATCATCGGCGTATTGTGTCCATGTGCTATCGGTTTTGCCTTGCAAGTAATGGGTAGATTGCACCCCACGCGGGTAATAATGCCAATCGGTGTTATGGGTTAGGCTCGCGCCTGTACCATCGGTGAGGCTTATCACCTCCGCGATGGATGCGCCCAGATAAATCGTGCGCGTGGTGGGGTCGAGATGGTCGCCCCGACAATCGAAATAACGGACTTGGCGCATGGGTGCGAATGTGTTGTGTGTGATGCTATCAATGCGGGCGGTTGCCCTGCGGGCATAATCCAGCAGGATAGCGCGATGTTGGGCGATATTTGTGCCTTGTGCGCTGGCGAGCAGGTGCGCTTCGAGGACGGATAAGCTGGCGTAGGTGTGCATTATTCCTCAAGCGTGACCATCACGGTCGCATCGGCACCCCCAGAACGGATGAGGGCGAAATTGCGGATATTATCCGCGCCTTCCAGCATCCATTCAGACCCCGCCACCAATAGATGACCCACCGCGCTGGTGGGCATCACCCCGTCATACCGATAACGCACAGGATTAGCCTCTACCGTGATGCGGATACGGTTGGCGCGTTCCACATCATCCAACGAAAAGCCTGTGAAGGCTTCTAACAGAATGGCGGTGGTCGAAATAGTTTGGCTAACAAGTTGAAAAGCGATGGTGGTCTGAATCCGTCCCATATCACCTCACTTGACGATATACAGAAATGCTATGCTTGCCACGCCCGCGCCCGCATTGGCATTTTGTCCTGTGAAGGTGGCGGTGATGGTGGTGGGTTCACCGAGTGGGGCGGTGAATAAGCGGGCGGGTTGCATCCCTGTGACGATTTGACCGGGTGTGGCGACATTCAGGTTATCGGCGTAATGATTATTCGCGCCCAAAATGCCGATGTCGAGCAGATTCGTCCCGCTATCGCTGAAGGCAACGGATACATTGACCATAATCCCCACTACAATCGTATTGGTGGGCAGGGTGAATAAGGCTTTGGGTGCTGTGTTGGTGTGCGCGACTGTCCCAAATTTGACCGCAACCGCCCCGCCAAACGTGGGTGGAGCGAATCCGTCTTCATCGGTGACATAATAAACGGGTGCTGTGAAAAAATTCATGAATGCACCGCCTTAACCGACATACTTTTGGGGCGCGACCAATGCCACGCTGAAGGGAATCGAGATACTCGTCCCACTGGCAGTAGCCGTCACGCGCACATAACGGGCGAGATGTTCCAGATTGAGTGATAAGGTTTGAAATGATGCGCCTGCATCGGTGACAATGGCAAAACTGGCATTTTCGCCTGTGGCGGGGTTGAATAAGGCAACGGCGGGGACGGCTGTCCCAGAACCCGATGGCAACACACTTTCTTGCAAGGTGATGGTGAGGGTATCACCAGCCGATGCCGCCCCACTATTGAGAATAATCAGGGCATTGCCTTCGTACAGGCTCAAATCTATCCAAGCCGATGTGATAGGTGTGGTGTTGATGACGGTCTGCGAGGTGATGAGGTTCACCGCCCCAAGGCTACCGCCGATAAGTGGCATAATCATGATAGTTCCCTTTCTAAATTCAGATGGACGGGGATTAGACGCGGACACCAGTGAGGATTTGGAAGGCTTGCGGATGCGAGACACACACATCTGCCATCATAATGGCTTGAATCAACACTTGGCGTTCTTGACGGCGCACGCTGTAATCCACCACAAATTCGATGTCTTGCCCAATGCCCATATACAAATAGTCCCACGCACCAAAATAAATTTCGGTGGTGTCGTTGGATGTGCCGAGTTGGGTGTTCACAGGGATTTGGGTGGTTTTGTGGACAGGATGCCCTTGTGTATAACGGGTATCGGCGGTCAATTGCCCTATGGTGTCGGTGGTGTTCCGCAAAAAGCGGTCTACACGGGGCGCACAAACGATGCCCCATTTGCCACCACTAGGGACATTGGCATCTTCAATCCGCCCCCATGCGTCCACAAAATCTTTGATGGTCGGCACTTTGCCGTTGCCTGTCCCCATTTCTTTTTTCTCAACCGCAGGGATGTTCAGAATGCCGTTGAATTCCCGACCAGTCGAGCCTTGTGGCTTGCCACCCGTCCCACGCAGGGCGGATAAATCTACCAACAGGCTGATAGACTTTTGCAAATCTTCGGTGATGGCTTTTTCCAAGTCTATGCTGGAATTTTTGAGCAAGCGATTGGCGACAAAAGCTGTGCCGATGGCTTCACGCAGATTGAGTGACACCAGCCCCCATTGCAGGGTGGTATCTTCATTCACTTGACCTTCACCCGCCCAATACGCTGTACCGCCATTGAGTTGTTTGCGGTAGGTCAGGGTTTCGATACCCGGCATCGGCACGATGGTCGCGCCCGCTTGTTGGATGACCGCTTGAGCATAGAAAAATTCGAGCAATTCTGTCGAGACTTCGCGGTCTGCCAGCCATCCGCCGTTCACACCTTCGTTATAACCCAATGCTTTCAGGGCGCGGGTGTTGTTGGATGCCATGTGAACGACACCTTCTGCCAAGACCGTTTTCGCCGCTTTTTTGGCGATGTAATTGCCAAACCCGCGTGATTTTGTCCCGCGTTCTTTGTTGGGGCGGGTGGTGTGGGGCAAGGTGTTATTCACCGCTTTGGTGGATTGTTTTAGCAGTTGCGCCACACTCTTCACCGCGTTCATTTGGGCGGATAAATCGGCTTCGCTGGGTGCTTCTTCGGGTGTGCCTGCCAGCGAATCGAGCGCGGATTGCAACATGACGATGAGTTCATCATCGCTAGGCGCGACACCCTCCACTGTCAGGGCTTCGCGGAAGGTATTGAGTAACGCCATATCTTTGGATGCAGACAATTCGTCTTCGTCCATGTCATCCATTTTGGTGGCGGTATCTAATAACGACTGAATTCTGGCGATGATGTCTTCATTGGGTGTTTCGGGGGGCAATCCGAGCATGGTTGCCACTTGTGCGATTAAATCTGTTTCCATGAGTTGTGTTTCCTCTGATGATGCGGATTCGGTGATGTGGGCTATATCGGCAGAAGCCTTGCGCTCCTCTTGCGCCGTCTTAATAGCGTGGGCTGTCCCCGCCAATGTGACGGGACCGAGGGCGGGTTCTGCTGGGTTTTGGGTCAGTGAACACCCCGCCAAATACCATAGCCCCAAGTGGCTATCTTGTGGGTTGTAGCCGTCATTCACAAAATGCCAAATGCTATCGCTACTGTAGTACAAAACGCCTGCATTCAGTTCGGCGACGATGTGGTCAAAGTGGGGGGATGTGGGGTCGAGTTCATGTTCCAACCAAACACCATGCGGATATAACTGGCTGTTGGTGCGTTTGCCCACAATCCCATACGCGCCGTCATGCTCATAAAAGAGTGGCGCGTTGGTGTAATAATCCAGCGCGAGTTGGGTGGTAGCATCGAAATACGTGCCGACCAAATCCAGATTGTCGGAATCGGTGAAGAGCATCGCCCAACCCATGACAAAGGTGCGCCCGTCCGCCGATTTTATGCCCAATTCCCTGAGCATGTCCTCGCGCTTGACCGCGCCCCATGCGGCGAGTTCGGCTTTCAGTTCATCGCCTGTTTCGTCATACACACGGGCGTATGTTTCTAACCACAATGTGCGGATGTCATCGGCGAGCCGTCCAACGGCGGGCGGTAATGCGTCTGGTGGGGTTGTGAGGTTATACGGCAAGGTTGGCATCCTCATTCAGCAAATTAGTGGGGTCATACACGCGCTTGGTGGCGGGGAATCTGCCTTTAGACCGTCCTGTCACCCGCACCAATTTGCATTTACACTGAAAGCCTTTGCATTCCAGCGTGCTGGATTGGGGCAAGAGTCCACGCTTGGTATAGGCTTTCATGCGGTGGCGTTGCCCATTGAGTGCCAAGCAAGTCCGACAATGTTCGGTATCCCCGACCACCCATTCATACAACGCATTTTTATCGGCACTGCCTAACCCCGCCTGATACATCGGCATGAGCGATTTGTTGAACCACATAGCGGGCTTGTATATGGCTTGTGCAGGTGATAAGCGATTCTCTTTGAAGATGCTATCGGCGAAATTGGTCACATACAGGCTTTGTTGGGCAATGAGGACGGATACTGCCTGATAATCCTCATCATCCAATTCGCCGTCTTCAATGCCCCCATCTATGAGACCATCACGGTAAGCGCGTCTGCCATATTTGCCGATGAGGGCGCGTAGGATGGTGCCAAAGCGCCTGCGTTCCACTTTTCCCGCCAGCGCATCTTCGAGCAAACCTTCCATATCGCCTTCAAAATCGAGGCGGGTGGATTGGATGGATTTTTGACCCAACCATGCCCGCGCATTGGCGAAAATCATATCTGCTTCATCATCCGCGCCTTCGAGTGCCTTCTCTATGAATTCCACCACATCTTGACGGATGGTTATCGGCTCAAACGCATAACCGCGCCCATGATTGGCAATCGCCTTTTTCCATGCGCGTAATTCGTTGTACTGCTCATCGGGTATCCATGATTTTGTGGTATCGCCGATGGTGGGGCGGTCTGCGAATGGGTGCGTTTCATCATCTAAGGGTGGGATGGTATCGGCAGAGAATCCGCCGTTGAGGGTTTGCCAGAGTGTGCTGGCTTCTTCGATGGGGATGGGCGCATTCATAGACGCGCTGAAGATGTGATTTTCCAGTTGTGGGATGACAGGCAAGCCCAATTCTTTTTGTGCCACGCCGTAGGTAATGAGTCCCGCGTTCAGTTGGGCGGTGATGGTATTCACCCGACTCGCCATATCTTCTTTGAGGAATGGCACATCGTCTAAATTGGCTTCGACACGCCAGCCTTCCCCAAATTCGCTTGCCAGTTGTGCGGTGAATCCATCGGCATACCACATGATATGGGGGACAAGCCATGTGTGCGCCCATGTACGGCGTGCGCCCTCAAATTGGGCGTAATTGGATGCCGATGGCAATAACAATTCGACAGGGATGCCGAATGCAATCGCCACCTGTTCGCGCACTTGGTCGCTGATATGGCGTGTATCCATATCGCGGAAGGGTGGTTGCAGGGTTTGTATCTCCACGCGGTGCGGGCTGATGATGGTGCGCCCTGTGTTGCGTGCGCCTTGTGTGATGGCGCGAAATAGGCGTGCCAGACCTGTGGCTTGTTCGGGTTGGAATTTGGCGCTGTAATCCGATGTCGGCTGGATGAAAGCGGCGGGGATTGCCATATTGCGGAACACGGCATAAAAAGTCTGTGCCAATTCCGATTCGGCGGCGGCGCTGGCGAATGCGACTTCGGCGGGCGCGACACCATCAAAATCATCGCGCAAATCCATCCCATTCAAATAAACCGCATCGTGTGGACGAATGAGTGTGCCTGTCTCTTTTTGATGATGACTGGCATATACGCGAAAGCCTTGTAACCCGCGATAATTATCGGCATCGAGCATAAAACTGGTGGGGTTTATCCAACGAATGCCGATGGGCTGTTGCATGGCGTTGCGGAGTTTGTGAAACAGCGTATAACCAAAGGTGCAGTAAGACAGTTCCGCACGGCGCATTTGGTCAACAAACCCGTGTTGACGGGAGAAAATGCGCGGGAGTGTGCCTGATGTTATCGGCTTGCCTTCTGGCGAAATTACTCGCAATGGGATTTGTGACACATTCAGCGCACGGAAATTGATGGCAGAATACACCATCGCCGATAGGCTGTATAATTCGGCGCGGTCTTGCGAATTGATGCTATCCAAACGGGTATCATCAAATAGATTCAGACTCCGCACACCAAAGAGTGTATCGGGGTTGATATGATGAGATTGTTGGGGTGGGGGTGTGCGCCGATTAAACAAGATGGGTTAAAAGTCGTTTATCCTGCTGATTTATGGTTATAATGATGATATGAGGTTTGGGATAGTTTGAGAGGGTTTACCATGCTGATCATTCAACATCCGCCACAATTCATGGATATTATCCAGCATGACAATCACTTTTATGAGTTTATCTTCAAAGTCGGAAGCTGTGAGGCGTTGAAAGAGTGGTTCATTTATATTGAACAACTTTATCAATTACCACCCGACACAAAAGTGAAAATCATCGTAGATAGCACCAAAAGTCATGGACTAGCCCTCTCTTCTACCATTCGTTTGGGTCGGGATTTGGTGCGAAAATATCCCAATCACCCAAAGCCGATGCGGATTGTCTTTTTGGATAGAGAAAGAGCATTGCCGATGTTACGGGTGTATCAAACGATTATTTCCCCAATGAACGCACGCGATAAAACCAATCATATCTATAGCGATAATCGAGATAAAGCGGTGGATTTCTTGTTTGAAGAAGAACCCGAAAAACACCCCAATTACGCAAAATAGGTGATGTGTCTCTATATCAATTATAACATGCTATACGCCTTGTCCAATAGAAACAGGTAAAGCCGATGCAACCAACGACTAAAGATTTGAATTATTATTTGTCTTTGCCATACCCCATTGAACTCATCCCAGATGAGGATGGATTCTGGTTTGCCCGCATCCCATTGCTAGAAGGGTGTATGACCAATGGCGATAGCCGTGAAGAAGCCTTGCGGATGATAGATGATGCAAAAATGTTGTGGTTAGAGACAGCACTCCAAGTCGGTAAGACCATCCCTGAACCCGAATTGGTGCGCTAATTTGCCCAAATAAGATGTTTATTCAATATCCACCACCACGCGCACGATGTGCTTTTTTCCGCGTATATCCCGCCCTAAATCTATCCAGTCGAGGCGCTTACCTTGTTTCCGCATCACTTCACGCAGTGGCAGGCGATGATTTTCGTGCGTGCCGAGTGCATCCTGTACAATCGGCATAATCGCTTCGCGCATCACCTCTTTGAATGTGCGGACATATTCTAACCGCGCCCACTGCTTGTAATGGGCAAATAGCGCATCTTCAACAGGACGGGAGATATAATCCGCCCCGCCACAATCCAACCACACCAACGGGCTATTCCAGATAGGGTCGGGGCGATATGCCTCACGCGCTTCTCTGGCTTCTCGATTAATTTTTTCATAGCGTGTTTCACTCATGCTTCCCACTCCTCAGATGATGAAGGCTTCCCAAGTTGGTGTGTGATGTAATGCCCCATGCCAAGCCAACGCGATGCTCATCACACAATCATCGTGCAAGCCTTCGGGGGCGCGATATTGACTGCGACCCGCAACATTCACCCGCCGTTCATACGCCATGAGTTCACCTTTGATGATGGGGTCATTCAGCAAGGTGATTTCTTGGCGGTCAAATGCCAATACCAGCGATTCAATTAAAGGCGGTTTGCTGGTGGCGGTCGTCTCGAAACTGACCACAGGCAATCCTTCTCGTTGTAATGCCTCGATATTCGGTGAGCCAATCGAATTGCTCTCGGCGATGATGAGGCGCGGTTTCCATCGGTCATACAGTGCCTTTAAGCGCCCTCGTTGTAATTCCCAATCCACCCCGTTAAAACGGTCATACGCCACCATTGTGCGATTTTGCACATCCATCACA